ATCTTGACAGCCCCACTTCCAACAGAGGTGCACTTCAAGCAGCCTTTGTGTTGTTTGAACTGTTGCACGATCTTAAACTAGACCTGCTGGGCAAGTTGGACCAACAGGTACCTGGCAACGAAGGATGGGTGTTTGCTACCCCTGCAGGCTATGGCAAAGCAGTGAATAGATTTGACTTTAGTGCCAGAAACAAGGCAAGAAACAATCCTCAACAGGCATGATTTTTACCGATTGTATAAATAAAAGCAGGTCCAACAAGACCACTTAACCTAAAGGAAATTTATCATGGCAAGTTTTACAAAAACAAATGGAACTACACAACCAGTATTTGCACTGGACGTTGCAAACGGCAGTATCTCTGGTACAGCCAACGTTGCGGCTCAAGGCCCAGTACAGATGGCAGGTCCAAAACTGGACTTCTTCTCACTCACAGCAAACGCTGCCCTTACCAATGCTGGTAACGTCAACGGTTACTTGAACAATGTGTTGCAAGCAATCCAACAGACTGGCACTATCGCTATGTACCAAGCAGGCGCCACAGCCGGTACTATCAATATTGCTATCTATCCAAGTGGTGCTTACACTACTGCTACCTTGGTTGCTGCTGCTCAAACAGCCAACGCCACAGGCGGCTTGAACATTGGCATCCCAACTGGCAACGTCAGCGCAACAGCAAGTTTCACTAACCTGTAATCAGTTTAGTTCCAACGCAACCCTGGACGTAAAAAATCCAGGGTTTCCTTTTGGCGTTAAATATGCACATAATGAGAGTCTTGTGCCATACCCTTTTTGATTGTACTTTTACTGGTGTCACTGGACATTTTAGAGAAAGCCAACTACCACTAACTACCAAGACAGGGCTGGTGTTGCAAACACAAGCTGATTGGAATCGTGCTAGAAATCAACATCGCAACTGGGAAAGTCTAGTGCAAGTTATAAGTCTACGCACCCAACCCATGAATATGACACGTCCAATCAAACGCACCACTGGTTGGCATTTTGAATTCAGTGTTGAATCTGAAGGTGTGTTGGGCAGTGGGTTTGACAGTGGTAACTTGGATGGACTCATAACTGACTGTGAAGGCGTGCCCATGGTCACTGGATTGGATGAATCTGAAGTGATCACAGCAACACTGCATGCTCGTGGTACCAATCAAAACATTTGGTTCAGCGCCATAAATACGTCATTGGAGAACTCTGATGGTTGATACCACTGATATTGAAAAGAAAAGTCTTGAAGCCCACGTTGAGTTGTGTGCAGAACGTTACCGCATGCTGGAACTCAAGATAGAAACAGTGGAGAATGAAATCTCAGAGGTCAAGCAAATGGTGTCAGAAGTGCATGGCATTGTGCGCCAAATGGGTGAAAAACGCAACGACCAACTGATTGCCTGGGGTATAGGCATCATAGGCACATTGTTGGCTGTGGTTGGATGGCTCACAGCCCACTACATCAAGACATTATGACTCGTGATCAAAAATTAGAACGCTTTGCTGAGCGTGAACTCAAACGTGTGTACACTGAACTCATCATCGATGATGAACACGGTGGCTATGTGGCGTTTGGGAGATATCACTTGCGTCCTGAGTCAGCTGGCTTTGCTGTGTATCACAGTGACGATCTTGTGAGCCGATTCAGCACTAAAAAAACTGCTATGTCATGGTGTGTGGCAGATCACTTGCAACAGTACAAACTAGCACAAAACATCCGCATACTAGACAACAAAAAACAAACGCTGACCGCTGATATCCATTGCCGTCGTGGGCAAGCAGAATGCAGTACACGCCCTGAATTCCGTGAAATGGTGCGCACCAAACTTGCGCCCAAAATTGAGAACCTTACCTTGCTGAATCAAGAACTTGAAAAATGTTTAAATTCGGCTAAATATCTACAACTAAGAGGATTTGCCAAATGAAATTAACTGAACTGGCCACACCAAAAAAGAGCCGCCAGGCGGCCAAAGTATTTGAAAGCTACTTTGGTACCAAAATGCCTGTGAACAAACTCACAGTCCAAGAAGCACAGGCCATGCTGAAACGTGTGCGCGGTGTGATTGCTGAACATCAGCGCGGCACCAGCCGCCACACCAGTGAGCGCAACCCTGCTTATTTGAAACTTGTGATGATGGAGCAGGCACTTGCACATCGTGTGAGTGAAGAAGCAATTCCAGTTGCACCGCCCACACAGGCCAAACCAGGACAAACAGTACCAGGACAAAAACCCACAGTGGATATCAAAGATCCAAAGTTGGCTGCGGCATTGAAGAAAAGTCAAGCAGGACAACAATTGAATCCTGACGAGCAAAAACTTGTTGCTGGGCAAGCATTAATGACTGCCGAAAGCCGACTGCGCAGAGCATATCGCACACTGAAAGAATCAGAAGTTCAGCAAGCACAAGTTGTGTTGGCCGCACAAGACATGGTAGACAAAATGCAATCAATGTTGGAAGACACAACAGAAATGCAATTCAAAGAACTGCCTGCCTTGGTCGACAGTATTCGCAATCAAATTGGTATTGAGCAAGCCACACAATTCAACAGCGATGTCACTGCGGCTTTGCAAGGCCTTGTGCAAAACCTACAAGGTTCCAAACAACAATTGGAAACAGCATTAGGCGTTGTAACTGGTCAACCTGCTCCACTTGACACCAGCATGGCTGCCAGTGGCGTTCCGGGCGCAGTTCCTGCCCCAGTGGCCGGTGCTGAAATGGGTGCAGACATCGGAGCCGATATCGGTGCTGACTTGGGTGCTGACTTGGGTGCTGACATGGACGCCGAGCAAGAACCTGTATCTCCCAAAGCCGCATTGGGCCGAGCACGTAGATAATGAGAATCGACGAAGTCGAATCTACAAATTCACTAGATCCAACCAAACTGATGGGTCTGGTGAATTTTCTTTCTGGCCGGGCCGATGATGAAAATGCACAAAAACAAATCAGTACTGGTGCATTTATTTCCGCCGCTAGAAGTTTGGGATTTCCAGTTAGTGAAAAAAACATTGTGGGGATTGTGAGTACACCTCCACTGGACTCGGTACTGGAACCCATAGATCCACAAAACCCCACTGTGATCAAATACAAAGGTGCCGGTGAAGAAGGCCCAACCCAAATGCCAGTAAACAAAGCACAAGACATTGTGGCCGCATCGGCCAAATCAGCTGCTGCCAAAGACCGCGGCTTGTAACCAATCTAATTGACAAACATCAGTAAATACGCTATAATCAGCGAAGGAATATCACATGGCCTATTCAGAAAAAGTAATTGATCATTATGAAAATCCACGCAACGTGGGCAAGTTTGAAATTGACGACACCATTGGCACCGGCATGGTGGGAGCACCTGCATGTGGTGATGTGATGAAATTGCAAATCAAAGTTGAAGATGGAATTATAACAGATGCTAGGTTCAAAACATACGGATGTGGAAGTGCGATTGCCTCATCCTCTCTTGTTACCGAGTGGGTTAAAGGACGAACGCTTGACCAAGCGGCAGCTCTTAAAAATTCAGAAATTGCTCAAGAACTCGCATTGCCACCAGTCAAGATTCATTGTTCTATTCTTGCTGAAGATGCTATACGAGCAGCCGTAGAGGACTATCGTAAAAAGCATGTTGGATAAACCGCCTGAACAAAATACCAGCAAAAAAATAAAAATACTGTTTTATCATGCTGGCACAGAAGAAGATATTTGGTTGTACACAGCGTCATTACAATTAAAAACGCACATCGATTTGTTCAATCCAGAGCTTGCTGCCCAACTAGAATGGTTGGTTCCCTTGCAAGTCCGACTCAGCGATGATAAATTGATAGATCATATAAATCAAACTGAAACAGACATATTGTGTACTGGACATTTTGTATGGAATCATGCGCTTCTAATGGATCAACTGGCAGCCATCAAAGAAAAATTGCCCAGCCATGTAAAAATCATTTCTGGTGGACCAAGCATCAACGTCAATATTGATCCTGATTTTTTTGAACATCATCCTTACATTGATTATGCGGTGTACGGTGCAGGCGAGGTGGCGTTTTCAGACATACTGAGTCATTTGGTGTTAAAAAAACCACTGGTTGCACTTACCACCAGTAACTGTGGTTGGAAACACAACGAAACTGGGAAAACTGTTGTGGCAGGATACCAATTTGTTAAAATGATTCAAACAAGCCCGTTTCTGCACAACAAGAAATTATTTGTCTACATGGTAAAAGACGCTCTTAAATTTAAAAAAACATTATGGTTAGCATACTCGGTTACCCGCGGTTGTCCATATTCTTGTACTTTCTGTGATTGGAACAGCGGATTTGACACCAAAGTGTCAAGAAGAAAAAATACCTACAAAGAAGAAATTGATTTGTTTCAACAATTAAAGATCAAAGAAATAATGTGGTCAGATGCCAACTTTGGTCAATATCAAGAAGACATTGACATTGCTGAATATTTTGCACATAAAAATTTGCATGAAAATGCTGATTTTTCCATCATTTCAGGTAACTTTAGTAAATTAAAAAAAGAAGCCAATTTAAAAATATTTCATATCATGATCAAAAGTGGACTGACAAAGACACAACTTCAATTATCAATACAGGACACAAATAAAGAAGTATTAAAAAATATCGATAGGCCTGACGTTGGGTGGGAGGTCCATGCTGCTATGACAGATGAAATATACCAAACTTATCCTCATGTGACAGTCCTAGCACATTTAATTTTTGGATTGCCGGGACAGACTGTAGAGACTTGGCGGCAAACACTGCAACAAGTCACTCAAAAACACATAGTACCTCAGATATTTCTCAACCAACCCCTACCAGCCAGTCCAGCACTACGTGATCCAGAATATCAAAAAAAATTTCAATATGAGTATGTGCTTAGTAATATGACAGGAATGTCTGTCAATAACAAGAATAGATATCAAACGTACATACCAAAAAAATGCATCAGTTTTGATGAACGACAACTGGTAGAGATGTCTACTTTGGGTGGTCTGTATACTGGGCTTGCTATAGTAAAAACATTTTGTTGGAAAAACTTTGCCACGGTATTAGACATTGATACTATAGTTGATGCACTGTTGGATCAAGATTGGTATAAAAATTTAAATGATAATCTTTATCACAATTGGACCACTAAACAAAATTTTATCTACACCTTAGGGGACCATGAAATTTCAGATACGAAATTTTTTGGATTTTTCATAGTTACTGACAATTCTTTTTTTATCAACATATACAATGCGTTACCCCAAGATTTACAAAATAAATTTTCACAACCGGAAGTGCAGGCCAAGTATTATGAATATGCAAAAAGTATAGTAAATTAAAGTTGATATGATTACACTTACCGATCCAGCACGAACAAAAATACAAAAATTGGTGCAGACCAAAGGTTACGCTGGCATACGTCTGGGCGTGAAAACCACAGGTTGCTCTGGCTTGGCTTATGTGTTAGAATATGTCAAACAGTATGAACCTGATGACAGCACTATAAATTATGCGCAAAATGAGTTCTGTGTGATAGTTGACAAAAAACATGATGTGTATTTGCAAGGAACCCAGGTAGACTATGTACGCCAAGGCCTCAATGAAGGTTTTGAATTCACCAACCCCAATGAACGTGACCGCTGTGGTTGCGGAGAAAGTTTCAGAGTCTAATATTGTACAATCCAAAATTTAACTATCAACCTATTCCCCGGGAAAACGTCAACGGACGCAGATTGTATGCCACACCCGATGGCAACCGACTGCCCAGTGTGACCACAATCTTGGACGCCACCAAGAGCGAGGAAAGTAAGAAAGCCTTGCAGAATTGGCGCAACCGAGTGGGCCACGAGCAAGCACAGGCCATCACAACAGAAGCCGCCAATCGTGGCACAAGGATGCACACATACCTTGAGCAATATGTTCGAGATGGTGTGATCAAAGACCGTGGCACAAACCCGTTCTCCTGGGCAAGCCATGCCATGGCACACACTGTGGTAGAACATGGCTTGAAGCATGTGAGTGAATTCTGGGGTATCGAAGTTCCGCTGTATTTCCCCCAAGTGTACGCAGGCACCACAGACGGTGCGGGCATACACTTGAACGAAGAAGCCATTCTAGACTACAAGCAAACCAACAAGCCCAAACGGCGTGAGTGGATTGACGATTACTTTGTGCAATTGTGCGCCTATGCAGAAGCACACAACGAACTGCATGGCACACGGATACGAAAAGGCGTGGTTTTGATGTGCGTCAAACCCACCTTAGACGAGCAAATGAACATGGTCACCCAGCCCGAATATCAGGAATTTGTGCTGGAAGGCCGGGAATTTGACCGGTATCGGGACATGTGGTGGAAAAAGGTCGAACAGTATTACTTGCTAAATATGTGATACCCGAAGGAATCACACTGTGGCAATCGTACAAGTATCAAGAATCACCACTCGCAAGGGCTTAATAGAAGACCTACCGCAACCCTTGGCCGGCGCTGAACTGGGCTGGGCCACAGATGAACGCAGACTGTTCATTGGCAATGGCACACTGGAAGAAGGTGCACCTGTTGTGGGCAATACTGAAATTCTTACAGAATTTTCAGACATATTGGGTTTTGCAACACAATACACCTACCAAGGTGCGGCAGCAGGATACACAGTTCAAACTGGACCAACTGCCAGTGCTCCAGTAAGTCAAAGTTTACAAAGCCGATTAGACAGCTACGCTATTGTTACAGACTTTGGTGCCACCGGCGATGGCATGACCGATGACACAGCAGCCATAAATCGAGCATTGCAACAGTTATTTTGTGTTCAGAACAATGTACAAGTTAGACGCAGTTTGTTTTTTCCAGCAGGCAATTATGTAGTCACAGACACCATAGAAATTCCTCCCTATGCCAAGCTCTATGGCGAAGGTTCCAACAGTTCAATCATTAATTTTACTGTGCAAACCTGGGCAGCCAGCACTGGTTATGCCGCTGGGGTATTGGTGTTTTATTCGCCCACCTCCTCTTATTATCGCAGCCAGGCTGTTGTGCCTGCAACCAACATTGCAATCTCAAACACCAGCTATTGGACACTTGAATCACTGCCGGAATACATTGCTAGAACTGTGGACAATCAAAATCAAATTGGTGTAAACATTGGTACCAATGGTGCGGCGGCTCCGCAAAATATTGAAATATCAAGCATGGCATTTGTGACTGATCAAATCCACGATGCAATACTGATACAGGCAGCTCAAGATTGTTCGTTTGACAGCGTGAGCATTGAAGGACCCTTGACCACTGCAGATTTAAACCTATCGGCTGACGATACTGCAGCCATTCGTTGGAGTAGCACTGCAGGAATTGTGACCAAGAACTTGTCTTTAAACAATTGCCTATTCAGCGGATTTACATATGGCACTGCCACAGACGATGAAATACAAGCAGTGACCATTAGCAACAGCAGATTTGACACACTGCATCAAGGTGTGTATCTAGGGGGACTGACACCTGTAAACGGTGGACCCACTGGGTTTAGGCTCATGCACAACAGTTTTGACAACATATATGCTGAAGGTGTTGTGATCAATAATGTGAGTTTGAATGCCACAGGCTACAACATATTTTACGATGTGGGCAATTATTTTCAAGGTGTTGCATCACCGGCCAGTCCAATTATATTAATTGATGCTGACAACAACATCAGTGTTGGTGACATGTTTCAACGCAGTAGCGCACAGAGCACAATCTATCCAAGAATTTACTTGTACAACGTTGGCACAAATACAGTGCCTGCCAGTATTGGTGTAGATTCAGCTGCTCGAGTTCAGCTGGGCACTTACATCCGAGAAACTGGAGTGACTGCAACATTGACAGCAGGAGCTACCAATGCCACACTGTTTACAGAAAACTCCACTGTGGTCAAGGCATTCTCAATGAACTATACCATAGTTCGAGAAACATCAGTTCGCACCGGCACCATGATTATTGTGAATGATGCTGACGACTCAGCAGGCGATGGATTCTCATGGACTGATGATTATGTAGAAAATTCTGATCCAGACATCACTCTCAGTGTCATTGATGTTGGGTCAACAATCACAGTGCGCTACACCAGCAGTCTTGGTCGCGACACCGGAAAAATTTATTACAGTGTAACATACCTCGGCGCATAACTAAAACATGTGGCCCCGTAGTTTTGCCGAAAGGCTGGAGTCTTGGAACCTTCTAAGACAACGTTGTGCAGAGCTTGATCCTGAAT